GGATGCTATAACTTCTTTTGAAGAAAAAGAGCGTAAAGCATATCTTGATAGGTTCAACACAGAGGAGGTGGCGTAAGCCACCCCTCTTACTGGAGAAGATTATGAAAATAAATTTAACCAAGGCACAAGTAGACCACTTAAATTACATATTAGGTGAAGACTTAAAAGAAACTTCAGGGCTTCATTACTCTGGTAGTCAATATGTAGACAGACGTTATACAAGAGCCAACATCAACCACAATATTAATATTCTTGAAAAGTTAAGAGGGAGAGCATAATGAGTGAAAATTACACAGAGGACCTATCAAAGTTTGGTTACAGAGAATTAGATGAAGCTGGCAAACTTTTGTCAGCAATCAAATCTGGTTTGCCAGAAGATTTTTGGGAAGAGGGTATAAGGGTTGGTTTTAACATGCAATCTGGTTATGTATTTCTAACCAATGATGAGTGCCAAGTTGCTATGCTTGATGATGAAGGTAAGCTGTATTCTTTTTATTCCACACCCTATGAGGGCAGAGAGGGTGGTTATGAAGAGCTTTTAGAAGAGTATGATGACATGCACCCTGAAGACCAAGAGTTTTTAGTAGAATTAGAAAAATATTATAACTTTGAGAGAACTTACAATGAATCTTAAAAGCTGGTTTATAACCATATTGATATTTGTGATGTTAGGCTTTGTAGGTGCTATGGATTACCAAGATGAGCTGTTAGCTCAACAGCATTACACTGACATGGTGTGTGCTGGTCACTACCCAGACTACAAAGAACTAAAGCCTACCTGTAACTAATACAAGTCTCCTAGCTCTATGGTTTGGGTTCCTTCTAAGCCATAGGGCACAAACTTATCTTCTTCTTTACATCTGAGTAACAAAGACAAAGCCTGTTGGTTCTTAGCTCTAGCATACTCCATAGCTTCATCAGACAAGGTATAAACCACATAAGGATAAGGATGAGTCTTCTCTTGTGCTAAGAAGTTAAACTTACCAGCTGGCATACCCAATGACCTACAGGCATCAACATATAGAGCTGCTTGCATGTGATAATTGAAAGCGTTGATGGCTTGCTTGAAACCTCTGAAAGAAGCATCTCTACAAGTCTTTAAATCCCACACATCTACATTGTCATACCAATCCATCCTACATTTGAATGGATGACCATGATAAGTAAACATCAATGTGCACTCGACCTTGTGGTCTTCTTTAGGTATGTACTCTTTAACCAGCTCTCTTCTCTCCATGCAGAGGTCATATAAATCTTGTGTGATAGGAGTTCTGTTACCAACAGTAGCTAAGAAGTCTTCATACTCAGCTTTACCTACCTTGGTTCTTCTGTCTATGTTGGGCTGTATAACAAACTCCTCGTCAAACTTATGGTGTTCTAAGAACACTGTGTGTTGCACTCTGCCTTCCAGCAAAGCTGGAGAGGGTGTCAACCCTTTCTTGTTCTTCCATGTATATGGACACTTAATCACACTGGTTAGATCGTGTGACCTGTATGCTGGTATTGAATCATATTGCTCATAGGGTATGTCTTCATACAGACCTTCTTTAAACTCCATCTTCTGCTCCTTTTTTCTTAATTTGCATATGTTAAATCATCAGAATGGTAATTTAATGTTAATTCTTCTCCTGTATATATTTTCATAGTTGTATATACATTGTAAGTTCTATAATCATCCCAATCTAATTCCAAAGACAATACACAATTAGGTTTATCTGAATGGTTTAAAAATCCACCTATAGAAGTTCTAATATAACCAGATATTATTGGTACTTTGATATGAGACATACCTATATCAAAACCTTTTTTTATATCTTTAATTGCAAATAAACCAGAACCTTCTATGTTACTTTTTTTTATTTCCAAACAATCAGGTAAGGGTTTGTAATAAAATTTATTATAAATAGGGTACATTAATTTTTATATCCACCAACTTTAGAATCTGCTTTAAACTCCATCTTGTGCTCCTTTCATTTGTTCTTCTGTTACATCAAAGCAATTCATATTGCCAGCTACTGTCCTTCTCTCTCCTGAACCAAAGAAAGGGTAAACTGCATGTTGCATCCAAGATGGAAACAATAACAACTTACCCTCCTCTGGTTTCACATATCGAGACTGTGAAGGTCTTAACCTCTCTGGGTCAGAGGTCTGGTTAAGACCATATGTGAAATTGATATACCCATCTATTACTCCAGATGAGTTGTATAAACTGTAATCCTCTACCTCTTGTCCATCAGCTGTCTTACCTATCTGCTCTGGCACTTTTGTCCAAGTGGTAAAGCTAATACCCATAGGTGAAGCTGTGAGGTGGTCGTGGATTGGATTGTAGTCACCCTCATAAGAGTGAACTGACCAAAGTTTGTCTGTCACGACTTGCTTAGGTCTTATCATGGTTCCTGTCTGTTCTACAAAGTGTCTGAGATAAGCTACCCCTAGGTTCTCAACCATGGCTCTAAAGTCTTTGAGCTCGTTACATTCAAAATCCATAGACAGTTGCTCACCTTGATGTATTTGTCCTACCAGATCGCCACTGAGAGACTTTCTATTGGGGTCTTGCAGTTCTTTGTCTAAGTAGGTGTTAAGTGTCTGTATGGTGTCTGTAGATAGCTTGTGTTCCATCATGATTGCAGATGGTAAGTTATAGATGTCGTACTCTAAGCTAGTCAATGAAGTTCCTTTTACTCAGCGTTTTTATACTCTTGCCAACGCATAAAAGTTCTAGTTTTATGATTCCAAAACCAACCTGTGTAACACTTATCCATTTGTAAAATTATCTCCACTAGCCTTTATTTCTTTTTCCAACTCTTTTATGAGCTTATCTATATAGAACTGATGTTTCTTTAAGTCTTCTATTTCTTTGTCCTTGTACTTGAACCTATGCAGATATTTGATGGCTGTGCCCTCTAAATAGTATCTAAAGTTGTCGCCCAGTTGTTGTTTGATGTAGTCAATGCACTCAACCTCACCTTGGTTCACATAGTGTGGTGGTTGGTTAACCATGTCTGGATTGTCCATACTGCTCCTGAAGGGTGTGGGTGGATTTGTCTTGTTGTGTGAGATTAGAGAAAAACACCACCCACTGAAACTTAAATTAAAAGGGTATGCTGTCGTCACCCTCAGCATCTGTCTGAAAATCAGCTAGACCTTTAGGTTCTTCCTCTACCACTTCTGCTTCTTCTGCTGAGGCATTGCTATCTTTCTTAGCTGCCTTTAACTCAAAGCTATCTTCAATGTCTTTTTGTTGCCACTCAGGTAGTGTATCAAAAATATCACACATAGCTTTAGTTTTCTCACTGCTATTGCCATTGAACTCATCACAGTACACATCCATATCGAAAGCTGTCAGCTCATTATGTGTTGGTGTCTCTTGCACACCACCATCAGGTTTAAATATACCACCTATCTTGGCTTTGCCATTGGCAGTATGTGCTACCTCAATCAAAGCGTTTTTGCCCAATAGGTTGGATATATCAAAACCAGCTTCTTCATCTGGTGTAAAGTTCTTACCTCTCCATGACACCAAATCTTTTCTGAGTGCACTAGACTCAAACAGACTCTGTGTGTAAGTTCTGGAAATACTCAAAGGTCTACCATCTTCCATTTTCTCTGTTGGCAGTTCAAAGGTAATATTCACAGTGGTTCTCTTTTTTGGTTTGTCACCTTCTTTAAAAGGTGGCTCCATTCTTGTGCCCATATCTACTATTCGATAACACACCCCTTCATACTGACCCACAGCCAAAGCTTCAAAGTCACCTTCACTTTTTATTGTCAAACTCATATCAGTCTCCTTTTTTTGTTTGCTTAATTAAATAAAATCTTGTAGTATTTTACACACTTTACCAAAAACTGCAACAGACCTATAAAAAGAGATAATTGATGTCACTAAAAATAACACGCCCCACAAAGAATTTTGATAAACCATTTACAACAGATTTAATCCATGAGTTCTCTAACTTTTTACAAGAGAACCACATGGAACCAGACCCCAAGAAAGGCTTAGTCACTGATGGCTCAATAGGTCGAGCATACATCAATGTCGGTGGTAAGCGTAAGTTCTGTGGGTGGTATCAGCTGTGGCTCGATCAATCAGTGCCTTTTGGCAGATTGGGTGACTATCGATTCTCAGCTGATTCTCCTACAGCAGAATGGAAACCAGAAAACAGAAAGAAGAAACCTCTCACTAAAGAAGAGAAGGCTGAGATCGAAGCTCTACGAAAAGAGGCTGGTATCAAACAAGAGGAGAAGTATTCCAAGGCGGCGAAACGTGCACAAAGCCTTTGGGCTGAAGCACAACCTTGCGAGAAGCATCCTTACCTAGAAAAGAAGAAAGTGCTCTCCTATGGGCTTAGAATTAGCTCTGATGGGGTCTTAATGATACCTCTATACGACAAACAACTAACGATAGTGGGCATCCAATATATTAATGACGATGGCTCAAAGAAGTTTCTCACTGGTTCCAAAAAAAGCGGTAGCTTTTTTATACTGGGACAAGAGATATTGAAAACCAGTGACATAATTAATTATGCAGAGGGTTACGCCACCGCTGCTAGTATTTACGCTGACTACTCACAGCCTGTTGTCGTCAGTTTTGACGCTTACAACTTATCGCCTGTCGCTGAGGTCATGTTTGAGTTCTTTAACAACAAAAAACACATATTTATCGCTGATAACGATGACAGTAAGACTGGTGAAAAGGAGGCAAGTAAAGCCTGTCAGTACATACTGAAGAACAAAGGAAATGCAGAGGTTTTGATGCCTCAGACTCAAGGAGACTACAACGACCACAAAAATGATGCACTGGAGGGCGAGCTGATACCCTCGTTACAGAAACTTGACCTACCCATCGAGTATGACTTCCAACGCAATGCTAATGGAAGGTTTCTCAACACTAAGGACAACGTGAATGGGGTTCTTAAAACCCATAGTGTTGAAGTGCGTTACAACGTCATTAAGAAACGAATGGAAATAGAGATACCCAACACCCAATTCATCGCTGACATGAAAGAGGAGGCTTCTCTGATAGAGGTAGAGGACAGATGTATCAACATGGGCATACCCCACACTAAAGTTAGAGATTATCTGAAAATACTGGCACAAGAATACAACCCAGTGGTTGAGTGGATAGACAGTAAGCCTTGGGATGGCGAACCTAGACTACAAACTTTCTTGGACAGTCTAACCACACATGAAAGTGTCCAACTAAAAGAGATGCTGATGAAAAAGTGGTTGGTCAGCTGTGTGGCAGCTGCCTATGAGGAGCAAGGAGTGGAACTGGAGGGAATACTTGTATTGCAAGGTGCTCAAGGGCTGGGTAAGACACTGTGGTTCAAACGACTGTGTGATTACGACAAAGGTTGGTTGTTAGAAGGTGCTACCCTCAACCCTAGTGACAAGGATAGTGTCAAGAGGGCTGTATCACACTGGATTGTCGAGCTGGGTGAGATTGAGAGCACATTTAAGAAGTCAGACATCGACCAGCTGAAAGCTTTTGTAACTGCAAGGACAGATGAGCTCAGACTACCTTATGACAGAGCTTTTACGACCTATCAGAGAAGGACAGCCTTTTATGCGAGTGTTAACGCTAGGGAGTTTCTGACTGATACGTCTGGGAATCGAAGATTTTGGGTACTCGCTGTCAAAGATATCAACGTCAATCATGGGGTGGACATGCAACAGATGTGGGCTGAGGTGAAAGAGACTATGTATGTGAAAGGACAGAAGAACTGGTTTCTAAGCCCTGACGAGAGAGCTATGTTGCACGAATCCAACGAAATATACAGAACTCAGTCGAGTGTCGAAGATTTATTGCTAGAACATGTCAACTTTGATAGTGACAACTTAAAACCAGTACAGATGACGAAGTTATTGAGAGACTTAGGTATTAAGCAACCTAGGATGCCTGACATCAAAGATGCTAGTCGTGTCTTACACGAAAGAGGCATAGAACCTAGACGAAGTAATGGTAAGAAGGTGTATGACCTGAGCTACACAGCGATAGAAGATGATAATGGTGGGTTCAACGCCAACTTTGGAGATGATTAGTGATTAAAGAGTGGTTCAGTATATGGTTATTCCTTCTATGTGCTGTGATATTGCTGACATTTGTTGTCATCTCCATGCCATTCGTGGCTGTACACAACGTGATTCAGCGGTTTAGAGATAGGAGGTTATATGAAGAAGAAAA